CACGCGGATTCCCGCGAAAGACATTCTGGTCGCTGGCAACGATCGTAGACGGTGATGTCATCAGTGAGGACAGTCGGGACAGCGGAGACCCCCTATCCCAGTAAACGTGTCCCCACTTGTCCCCACTGTCCTGACCAGGCACAACGCAATGTCTCCACTGGTGTCCCCACTGAGGAAAAACCCAGTGAGGACAAGGCTCAGAACAGTGTCCCGACTGGTGTCGCCACTGCCCGCCCCACCCATTGCCGGGTATGCAAGCTGGAGCTTCCGAAGGCGGCCACCACCGACATCTGCGACGAGTGCGACGACCCCGCCCACCAGGTACCCGAGCCGCCCGTCAAGCGTGAGCTGACCGTGGTGCACGACGGACGCAAGACCCACACCAAGCCGCTAACCAACGTCTGCGCCTACTGCTCGGACTACCTGATCTACGACGACGACAAGCGCGACGGCTACCACACCAGCAGCTCGGAGTGCATGAACGCCCACAAGGCCGCGACGAAGAAGATGGGGGCCTGATGCCGCGTAAGCGACCCAGCCGCCCATGCCGCCAATGCGGGCGCAACACCAAGTCGATCACCGGGTGGTGCGACCGACACCGGCCCATCGACGCCATCCCGATCGTCCATCGCGTCGGCGGTGGCATCAGCTTCGCCGGCCACACCTACACCGACGCCCAAGCACGCCACTTAGCCGACACCATTCACGACGTACTTGAAGGAGAGCAACACCAATGACCACGACACCCCGCGACATGCCCACCAAGGCCGCTCGGCCCCTCTCACAGACCGAGGAACGACGCCTACGGGCTCGCACCGCCAATAGGTTGGTCATCCTCCAACGAGGGCACCTCGCCGAACTCACCGCCGACGAACTTCTACTGCTCCACGAACACATCGACAACTTCTACCGTGAACTCGGTCGCCGGATCGGCCAGGCCGCCCGTGACTGACAAACCCTGCCTCGTCTGCGGCGAACCCTCGCCCCAATCCCGATGCCCCGACCATCGACTCGACGACCACCAGCAGACAGCCCACGCCCGAGGCTACGACTCCAGATGGAACCGCCTGTCGCGCAAAGCACGACAGCTCCAACGCTTCTGCACCGACTGCGGCACTACCACCGACCTGACCGCCGACCACAGTCCCGAAGCATGGCGACGACACGCGACCGGCAAACCCATCAGGCTCCGCGACATCGACGTGGTCTGCCGCCCCTGCAACGCACGCCGAGGCCGAGCCAGGGGGGTAGGACCCATCGCCGCAGGTCAGAGACCCGAAGGCAAGGCGCAGAACCCGTTACACACCCCTGGGGGGTATCGGTGAAGGCCGGTCCGAAGGCCAAGGTGGACGTCACTCCGCTGCCTTTCCGCCCCAGGTCAACGGGGGCAAAACGGTTCGCGTCGTTCGCCGAGAAGTTCATCAAGGTGCCCAAGGGAACCAATGCCAAGAAGGCACTGCGGTTGCGGCCCTGGCAGCTCGGTCTGATCGGGTCGGTCGAGGACGCCGAGCTGCCACCGCGCACTGCGGGGTGGATGCTGCCCCGAGGACAAGGTAAGTCCACGCTGGTCGCCGCGTACGGGCTGTACCGGTTCTTCACCGATGGTGAGGGTGCGGTGGTGGCGGTGGTCGCCGTGGATGAGCGTCAGGCCGGCATCGTGTTCAACATCGCCCGCCGGATGGTCGAGCTCGATGACGAGTTGTCGGCGCGCGTGCAGGTGTTCAAGGACAAGCTGTACTGGCCGACCACCGACTCGTACTTCCATTGCCTGCCGGCGTCACCGGCATCACTGGAGGGCCTGGACTACACCTTGGCGATCCTCGACGAGGCTGGTGTGGCCAACCGGGATGCCTACGAGGTCCTGACGCTGGCTCAGGGTAAGCGGGAACGATCGACGCTGATCTGTATCGGCACGCCCGGCCCGAACGTCAACGACCAGGTCCTCGCGGATCTGAGGAACTACGCTGCCGAGCATCCCGAGGACGGCAGTCTGGTGTGGCGGGAGTTCTCGGCCGCCGGGTTCGAGGATCACCCTGTCGACTGCACGCATTGCTGGGAGCTGGCCAATCCCGCGCTCGACGACTTTCTCCACCGGGACGCCCTCGTAGCCCTGCTGCCGCCCAAGACTCGGGAGTCGACGTTCCGGCGGGCCCGGTTGTGTCAGTTCGCCACCGACACCGACGGCGCGTTCCTGCCTGCCGGGGTGTGGGCGGGGTTGTCGACCGGACAGCCGGTTCCCGACGGCGCCGACGTGGTGATCGCTCTCGATGGTTCGTTCTCCGATGACACCACCGCATTGCTGGTGGCGACGGTCGGCGCCGAGCCACATGTCGACAAGGTGAAGGTGTGGCAGAAGCCGCCGGGTGACGAGAACTATCGGGTGCCGGTTGCCGAGGTCGAGCAGACCATCCGGGACGCCTGCCGACGGTGGGACGTCGTGGAGATCATCGCCGATCCGTTCCGGTGGACTCGGACGTTGCAGATCCTCGAGTCGGAGGGTCTGCCGGTGGTCGAGTTCCCACACTCACCGGCACGACTGACCGCGGCCACCACCGACTTGTTCTCGGCGGCAACCAACGGTCGGATCTCACACTCGGGCGATGTGACGCTGGCCGAACATGTTGCTGCTGCGGTGATCCAAGAGGATGCCCGAGGTATCCGATTGTCCAAGGCGAGCCGATCTCGGTCGGCCCGCAAGATCGACCTGGCCGCATGTTTGGTCATGGCCCACAGTCGCGCCACCTGGCGCGCAACCCACAAGAAGCGTTCCAAGACAAGGAGTTTCGCATGAACACACAATTGCTCACCACCCTGCTACAGAAGATCGACGAACCGGCTGCACGGTATGCCGACCTCGACCGCTACTACGCCGGCGAGCAGGCGTTGGCATTCCTCAGCCCCGAGTCTCGAAAGGCGTTGGGAGACAGGTTCGGTCGACTTGCTACCAACCTTCCGCGACTGGCTGTGACCTCGCTGGCCGAACGACTACGGGTCACCGGGTTCGTCGGCGCCGACGTCTGGACAGACTGGCTCCGCAACGACCTCGATCAGGAGTCGGGTATCGCCCACCGTGAAGCCCTGCTCCTCGGTCAGGGGTTCGTGATCGTGTGGGCCGATCGGTCCGGCCGGCCGAAGGTCACCATCGAGTCGCCGAAACAGGTTGCGGTGCTGACCGATCCGGGTACCCGCCGGATCACTGCCGCGGTCAAACGCTGGGAGACGGCGACGACGACCGAGGCCACCGTGTTCTTCCCCGATCTGATCCTGCGGCTGCGGGCCGAGCAGACCGGGGCCACCACCCAAGGGTTCCGCACCATCGAGGAGATCCCGAACCCGCTGGGCGTGGTGCCGGTGGTCCGCCTGCGCAACGGCGACCGCCTCCTCGACGAGGTGGGGGTCTCCGAGATCGATGACCTCAAGCCGTTGGTGGATGCGCTGAACAAGGTGCTCGTGGACATGATGACCACCTCGGAGTTCGTGGGTCGGCCGCGACGCTGGGCCACCGGCATCGAACTCGAAGAGGACGACGACGGTAACGCGGTGAACCCGATCCCCGAGGGCAACCGAGCCATGATCTCGGAGAACGACTCCGCCAAGTTCGGTCAGCTCGACGCCGCCGGCCTCGAGGGATACAAGACCGCGGTAGATGTGCTGCTCGGTCAGATCATGGCCGTCTCGGCGCTGCCTGCCCACTACATCGGGCAACTGTCGGACACCCCGGCATCCGCCGATGCCCTCCGTGCCGCCGAGGCCAGCTTGACCGCCCGCGCCGAGGCCCGTCAGGCCCAGTTCGGACGAGCTTGGGAAGACGTGGCCCGGTTGATCGTCGGGGTCCGCGACGGTGCCGATCCGCAACATGTCGACGTGCGGGTGACGTGGGCAGACGCCGCGACCCGCTCGATCGCCCAAGAGGCCGACGCGGTGGTCAAGCTCTACCAGGCGGGCCTGCTGCCGTCCTCGTACGCGCTCAAGCGGTTGGGCTACTCCGACACCGAGGTCATCGAGATCGCTGCCGCACGACGCGGTGACGCCCTCAACTCGATGGCCGTCGACTTGACCAAGCTGGTGAGCTGATGGCCTACCGTGACCACCTCGTCGCCTTGTCGGAGAGATCCGAGCGACAGGTGCTCGCCGCCTACAACGCGTGGCTGTCCGGCGCGTTGTCTCGTGACGAGTGCATCCAGTACATCGCCTCCGCCATCGCAGTCAGCAACGGACAAGCCGATGCGCTTGCACGCATGGCCTACGCCTCCGAGCTGATGACCCAGCTGGGTACACCGGCACCGGTCGTGAGCAGCGTTCGGCCCGACGACCTCGACCGGCTGACCAAAGCCGCCGGCACTGTCCTCGATGTCGCCGAAGCGTCCGCCGTGTCTCAGACGATCGTTGCGCGGTTGGCCCGGTGCGAACCACTCGAGACCGCGGCGAAGTCGTACTCCGACTCGATGATCCGGTCGGGCAAGACCAAGGGATGGGTGAGGCAGAAGTCGGCGAAGGCCTGCCAGCTGTGCACCTGGTGGTGGCGTGAGGGCCGCGTCTGGCCCGCCGAGCACCCGTTCCAACACCACAAGGGATGCACCTGCACCCCGAAACCTGTTATCGCAGAAGGGATCAAGGAGACATGGAAGACAGCACGAGAGAAGGGGATTCGATGACTGACACCACCGAGGTTCAGCCCGAGTCGATCGCCGAGGAGACCTCGGCCGAGGACGACAGCCCGACGGTCGACGAACAGGAGCAGGTTGAGCCCGACACGTTCGACCGTGCCTACGTCGAGAAACTGCGCCAGGAGAACGGCAAGTACCGGCAGCGTGCCCAGCAGGCCGACGAACTCGCGCACCGCCTGCACCGTGCCCTTGTCGAGCAAACCGGCCGACTCCAGGACGCCAGCGACCTCCCCTTCGACGACGAGCATCTCCGTGACGGCACGTCACTGGCTTCAGCGATCGACGAACTGCTCACCGCGAAACCACACCTGGCCGCACGCCGGCCGGTCGGCGACATCGGACAGGGTGCAACCGCCAACGCCAACGATGTGAACCTTCTCGGCCTGCTCGGAGGACACTAGACACATACCCGCAGGGGTATAGTCAAGGGGACTTTCCTGGTGAAAGTCCCCTTGAGTCGTCCTGGTGGCGAAGGTGACCATTCCCTTCAACTCCCCAGGAGCACACCGTGGCCGAGTCCACCGCAACCAACAACGAACTTCTCGCAGACCAGGTATCGAGCCTGCTCGTCCAACCCCTCGAAGCAGCCTCCGTGGTCCTCGGGTCCGGGCCCCGCATCTTCGACACCGCCCGCCAACTCCGCATCCCCAAGCTCGTGTCCGGGTCGACGCCCGGATTCGTCGGCGAGGGTGGCCTGATCCCCGACGACGGCGAGATCGAGTTCGACGAGATGACGCTGATGCCCAACGAACGCAAGAGCATCAAGATCATCCTCCGATACACCAACGAACTCGTCCGCCAGTCGATCATCGGCATCGACGCCGTCCTCAAAGCTCGACTGATCAAGGATGTTTCCGACGCCCTCGACGACGCACTACTCCAGGGGACCGGCGCGTCCGACTCGATCAAGGGCATCACCCGCCAGTCCGGCGTCACCACCGGCGCCTTCACCCCGACCGACCCTGACACCCTCCTCGACGCCATCGCTGCCCTGAACGCCAAGGAGATCCAGCCCACCCGCTGGTTCCTCTCCGGCGCCGACTTCGCCACCCTCCGCAAGATCAAGGAAACCACCGGCAGCAAGCGGTACCTGCTCGAGCCCGATCCGTCGAAGGCCGGCGGCACCACCCTGTTCGGGATCCCCACCACCGTCACCAACAAGCTCCCCCAGGGCCAGGCCATCCTCGCCGACATGTCGACCGTGGCCATCGCCCGCGACACCAGCCCCTCGGTGACCGTGCTGTCCGAGCGATACGCCGAGTACGACCAGGTCGGTCTGCGCGTCACCACCCGCTACGACCTCGGCCTGTTGCACCCGGAGGCAGTCGCGGTCCTCGGCACCAGCGGTTCCTGATGGCCGTCACCGGTCAAGACGTAGCTGACTTCCTCGGCCGGGGCGACGACGGCGAACTCGCCGCCCTGGCCGAGCAGCACGCCACCATCGTCACCGCAATGGCCCGCGCCTACACCCGCGGCAACGGATTCGATGACGTCGACCCCAACGACGAGATCGCCGCAGTGATAACCACCGCAACGGCACGCCTGGTCTCTTACCCCGATCAGGCGCCATCGAGGACCGACACCGCCGGCCCGATGAGCCACGCAGTCAACGGTGCCGGATTCACCGGATGGACACTGGCCGAACTGTTCGTCCTCAACCGGTACCGGAAGCGCGCACAGTAGCCAGTCCGTCCGCAGTGCGTCCGCAGTAGCTCCACAAGCGGCCATCGTGTGCCAACGACTGCAACGCTCTGACCTGGGGTGAGTGCATTTCGTCAACACGCGCCAACAATGCAAACGCCCAGGACGCGATTCTTCTACAACGTCGTGGTCACGGGTACCAAGCCCGAGTAGCCGATCGGCGCATCGAGAGTGCGCCTGGGCCAACAGAACTGCCCACCGCCGGAAGTCCGGTGGTGGGCAGTTCGGTATGCGGTATGCGGTCGGCGGTGGAGGTCTCCGGCTGGTTCGTCGCGGGTGGACCCGACTCGACCGACAGAACTGCCCACCGCCGGCGATCGGCGATGGGCAGCCCCTCGCAGTGGAGGTCGGTCAGTTCTCGACGGGATTGAAGCTCGAGGTGGCGACCGGGACTCCGAGAACCGAGTTGATGGCCTTGAATCCGGTGCTGGTCCGGATCAGGGTGAGGCGGCTGATCGGCGGGATGTCGGCGTAGCCGCCGGTGGCGGTCTGGACGAGGGTCAGCGGGGTACCGGCGGTGCCGATCAGCTGATCACCCTTCACCTCGTACGGCGAGCACTTCTGCTCCACCGAACTGCCGTAACGGGTTTCGACGCACAGGTTGTACGTTCCGTCGGGTACTGCGGCCGATGCCACGCCACCGCCGACGGCAAGTCCGGCAACCGCGGTTGCGCCGACGGCAGTGGACAGGAGAATCAGTCGTTTGATCATGTGCTGCATGTTTCCTTAGCCTTACCTAATATGTCAATCTCCACTGTTGGGCTTTGGGATTCGTCACATCGGACGTTCCCCCTCCGGCGGCGTCGACCCGACGCCCCTCTGCGCCGACCACACGCCTGATGCGCGGTCACCGCCGCAGCGGCCGGCCGGCGATCCCCGTGGGAGAGGGCCCGGAGCGGAGTCGGCAGATCAGACCGTGATGTCGTCGTCGTAGATCAGGTTCTCCGGCAGCCTCGCGAGGACGGCGGCCATGTTGTATTGCGCCATCGGGGCCTTGTTCTCCACGTCGCGGGTGTAGGTGGCGTGACCGGTACTCCCCACACGCACGATGCCGGTCCGATCGGTGCCGGCATGCGTGGTCAGTCGGATGAGTTCGGGGCTCGACGCCGGATCGCTGCCGAAGATCCCGAGAGTGGCGATGGGGTCGTCGTCGTTGCGCAACAGGTACGACCTGCCGCCGACGAGGTTGAAATCATCCGGGCCGTAGTCGATGTCGTACCCGCGGTCGCCGCCGAGGCCCGGGGAGCCGAAGAAGACGGCGTCGTGGACCAGATCGCGGGTCATGCGCAGGGCCTCGGCGGTGACCAGTGATCCGTAGGAATGGCCGAGTGCGACCAGGTGCGGCTGCCGATCCGACGCCGCGACGATTCCGGTGTAGAACCGCGACAGGATCGGCGCGGTGTCACGGGCCTTGCCTGCCGTGGCCACGTGCAGGGCACCTCGCGCCGTCGACACCTTCCCGCCCGGTCCGGTGAAATTCGGTGTGTCATAACCGATCCATGCGATCGCGGCCACAGCCTCGGTCTCGCGTCCGGCCAGATGCAACTGCCGCAACGCCTCCTCGCGCAGCAGCCGGGCCTCGCCACCCATGCCCTGATACGGAAGGTCGCCGGTCAGCGACGGGTCGATGGTGGTGCCCAGTCCCGGTGTGGAGATCCCGATGTGATCGGCGGTGTCCGGGTCGCCGACGGCGAGGGCCGCATGGCCACGCTCGCCGCTGTACATGTCGAAGGAGATCAGCAGCCGCGGATGTGCGCTCTCGCTGCGCCGCAGTTCCCGCTCGATCGCACCGATGTCGTCGATCTTGCGGTCCACGTACCACTTTCGGGCATCGTCGCTGGTGAACCTGCCACCGAACCGGTTGCCGGTCAGACGTGCGGCCAACTCGTCGCTGCGACGCGTCAGATCGGCCTTGACCCGGGCGATCATCGCCCGGTTGGCGGCGTCGCGGTCGGCCGCGCGGATACCGTCACTGTTGCCGATCCATTCCGGATGATCGGTCAACAGCTGGTCGCGGCGGGCATCGGGTAGCTGCGACCACCACGCACTGCGGACCGCGGCGGACCCGCCCAGCTCGTCGGGACGCACGTCGTCACCGGTCACCTCGTCGGCGCTCATCCCCCCGATTATCGCCGGTGGCCCGCGCCATCGGGGTGAGGTCGACACGCCGGGAGCCGGATGTGCGAAGCTGAACTCCCATCCGTGAACCCCTGCCGCCGGGAGCGCCGCACCGCCATGCCCTACCGTTTCACCGTCGAGGACGTCGCCTTCCTCCGGTCCCCGGCGGGAGAGCAGGCCCTCGACGCGGTGGCGCGGCTCGCACTCACACCGGCATCGATGCTCGCCGACGTCGCCGACGTCGCGCCGACATCACCCCCGACCACGATGCGGCGCTGATCGAGACCGTC